CGTGGGCAACTGGACCAAGGTGTACGAAACCAACAACATTGGAATCGTGCGGATTACCACCACCAGCGCACTTGACTGACGGAGGTAACTAACCATGGCATCCATTTTTGAGGCAACAGCCGGCAACCTTGTCGGCCCCGCTACTGGCGGCACTGTCACCCAGGCCACTAACAAGGCCACTGCCGTGACTCTTAATGCTGAGTCCGGCCAAATCACCCTCGCCGACGCTGCACTTGCAGCAGCCGCTGAGGTTTCATTCACTGTTAACAACGACAAGATCGCTGCCACTGACGTGGTGGTGTGCAATCACGGTTCCGCTGGGACCGCTGGTTCTTACCTTGTGCAGGCGAACAGCATTGCTGCCGGTTCTTTCAAGATCACGGTTGCAAATGTGTCCGCCGGTTCCCTTGGTGAGGCAATCGTTGTCAACTTTGTGGCTCTGAAGGGCGCTAGCTCCTGATGGGTCTTTTCGCCTTTAGGCGGATGAAGGAACGTGAGGCTGCTGCCCAAGCGGCAGCCTCCGTCCCTAACAAGCCGACCAAACAGACTTCTCCTGTGACGCCCGATGGCAGTAACAATCGACGCAACAGCGGGCGGCGCAAACGCCAACAGTTACATAACCCTGGCCCAAGCTGACGCCTACGTTGAGGCAATGATCAGCAGCACTGATGTCAGCAAGTGGAGCACCGGCACTGATGACACACGGAACCGGGCGTTGGCAGCAGCAACACAACGGCTTGATCGTGAACGTTTTATAGGGGCACGCGCAACAGACACGCAATCACTGCAATGGCCGCGTACTGGCGTGCGAAAGCCAGATACCTACGTCAATACGTACGCCACTGGCTTTCCTTTTCGGATTTCTGAGGACTATTTTACCGACGAAGAAATCCCTGATCAAATCAAGCGAGCACAGATTGAACTTGCCGTTTACCTGCACAACAACACGGACGGCATCAGCCTTAGCGGCTTGAACGACTACAAGAACGTTCAGATTGGCAGCATCAACGTAACCCCTGATAAGGCTGGCGCCGTTGGTGCAGACCACGTTCCACCGATGTTTGAAAGGTACTTGACAGGTCTTAGAATTAGTGGACCAGGCAACATCGCTATCAAACGGAGCTGACCATGTACGGAGACCTGAAAGGCGGCTTCGAATTTATTTCTGACACCGCTGAGCACACTGGCCGCTTTTGCTTGATTTACTTCAAGGAAGACACCGTGATCAGTGCAATCACTGTGCAGAACGCAACCGGCAACAGCCTGGCTGGCGAGACTTTTGTGGCTGACACCAAGCTTTCGGGGATTGTCACCAGCATCACGCTGTCTAGTGGTGCCTGCCTTGCTTATCGCGTCTGATGGCACTTGCTGATTCGCTGGGCAAGGTCGCAACCAACGTCCTGAAGGCGCTTGGTGCTGACGTGACAATCAGGTATGTCACCAGCGGCAGCTACAACACCACGACTGGTTTGAGCACTGAATCTGTCAGCGACACCAACGTCAAAGGTGTGGTCCAGGCAGTTGCAAAGTCTGAGGTCAACAGCTTGATTGAGGCCCAAGACAAGCGGCTTATCGTTTCAGCAGAGGAGCTAGCAACAGCCCCAGGTACTAAGGACAGAGTTGTGATTAGCTCTGTGGTGTATCAGATTATTTCAGTTAACACAGTTGAGCAGGACAATACGGCAATCACATACGAACTGATCTTGAGGGGCTGATGGCAAAACGTCGGATCCAAATTTTTCAAGTCGGTGATTACTGCGAAGAAAAAGTGAAGGAGCTTGTCCGTGAATCAGGTGTCATGCTGCGCGACCGGGTTGATGAGTTAAGCCCTGTTGGTGAAAAAAACGGCGGAACCTTTAAGGGAAATTGGCAGCCGCCTGTATATGTGGAAAACGGTTTGACTGCCAGGGTCGTCAACAACACGCAGAACTACGGTGAGGTCATCACGTATGGCGTGAACAAGCCGCCTTCTTGGCGTAATGCTTTCAGGTCGCGGTTTGGTTTGCCTGAAGGCTGGCCTACTTTGCTCGCCGGAAAAGACGTGCAAAACGCCATCCCTAGCATGTGGAACAGGATTGTTAGCAAGCCATGAGCAGCACATACAACGACATAAGAGCTGCCATTGAGGCACGCATTGCCACAGAGATGGCAAGTTCACCGGCGTATCAGGTGAGCTATGAGAATGTGCCGTTTACGCCGCCAAACAATTCCACATGGATCAAGGTGCAAATACGGTTTGGCGAAAATGCTTATGCGACGTTGCTTGGCCCTACGACGGGAAGCAACCGCCAGTCTGGGATTGTTGTGATTGGGATTTTCAGTCCAATCGGTGTTGGCACTGGCGATAACTACACACTGGCAGAACGGCTAAAAGACCTGTTTGACCGCAAGATTGTCAGCCAAATCATTTTTGATGCGGCGGACGGCCCTGCGATTGTGGAAGCTGCTCCTGAATCCTTTTTTCAAACAGAGCTAGCCATAACATTCAATGCATTCGTACAATAGGCAAAGCCAACTACCGTACTCACGCTATGGCCACCACGTTGTCCGGTACGTCCGGCGCCCTCTATTACAAGCCTGCTGGCACTGACAGCACGTTCACCTCTTCGAATGTGACCAATGCGGGCAACCAAATCTCTATCGGTGCTTACCGGAACTTCAAAGTCAACGACAAGGTTTCGTTTGGCACTGGCACCGGCGGGACGCTGCCTGCCGGATTAAGCGCCAGCACAGACGTCTTTATCAGGACTTATGACGCGGCTTCCGGGAACGCTACGTTTTCCGCTACTTCTGGGGGCACTGAGCTGGCCCTGTCAAACGACGGGACTGATGGCACCACGCCATTCACCATCAAGTTTGCTGAGTTTCAGGCTGTTGGCGCTGTTCGCGAATGGTCTTTTGAAATCACGCGGGACGAGATTGATGTGACCACCATTGGTCAAACCCTTGGTCAAACGGCACCATTCAAGACCTACATCACTGGGTTTGCTGATGGTGAAGGGTCTGCCACGATCTACACCACTGATGATGACACCACCATCGCATCACGCTTGGTGGAAGACGTTATCCAGCGGATCCAGACTGGTGTGCAGTTCAAGCTGTATATCGACCGCGTGGTTACTTCTGGGACTGTTGATGAAACCGCTAGCCGGTCGATCTCAATGGAAGCTGTGTTGACTTCAGCCAGCTATTCAGTGAACCCGGATGACGCCCAATCCATTGAGATTGCTTTCCGTCCATCTGCTGCGCCTACTTTCGACCTCGCCAAGAGCTAATCGATTGTTGTTTGTTTGTTCACCCCTGGCTTGCGCTGGGGGTTTTTTCATGAGTAGTATCTGCTTACTGTTTCCAGGTTTTTATGTCAGCCAGTGCAAGTGGACGCGCACTAGATCGCCTCAAAAAGGCTGCAAATCTGACGCCAGTTAAACGCATCGTGATCCTGAGCAATGGGGATGAATTTGTGTTTTGGTCTACCCCATTGACCATGGCAGAGCGTGAGCGGGCGCAAAAGCAGGCCAACTCAGATGACGCCACTCAGTATGCTTTGCAGCTGCTAGTCAACAAGGCCACTGACGAAAACGGTCAGCGTATGTTTAAGGCAGGTGAACTTGCAGAGCTGAAAAACGAAGTAAGGGACGAAGACCTGCAAGGTTTGATGGTTGCCCTAATTACTGGCGAGGGCAACGTGACTGAGGATGAGGCAAAAAACTAAGCAAGCTCTTCAAAGATGACTGGCCCCTGAGAGTGCAGATGCGTGTGGCTCGGGAATTGGGCTACACGCTTTCTGAGCTTACAAGCAAGATGTCCCGCGAAGAGCTGCAGCTTTGGTGCCTGCTGTTTGAAGTAGAAGCTCAAGAGCAAGAGGAGATGCGCCGGAAAGCTAAGCGGCGGTAGACTTTAAGGAACTTGGCGAAAATCCTGTGGCGGGCACTGTTGTCATTGACCTCACAGCAAAGGACAATGTCAGTTCAACGCTGGGCAAGGTTGATGGGCAAGCCAAAAAGCTGAATAAAACGTTTGTAGACAGCCAAGGAAAGTTGCGAAATGCCAGCGGGCAGTTCGTCAAAATGTCGAAAAATGCTGGTACAGCCAGGCAAAGTTTCAAGCTGTTAGGCGCGACTTTTTCTACATACCTTGCCCCGCTGGTTGCGTTTGGAGCAGCCGTCAAAGGTGTGACTGATTCGCTGGCTGTGTTTTCTGCCCGTCAAAAGGACACCCAGGCCCTAGCAAACGGCATCAAAGGGATGACCACTGACGGGAATGCTGCTTTGGCTTCGCTGAAAAAAAGTGCGGACGAGCTGGGCAAGGCCACATTGTTTGATGAAGAAGATTTCACCAAAGGCTTCAAGCTGCTGACTAGCTTCAAGACAATTGGCGTGAGCAGTTACGAAGACGTTACCAAAACGGCAGCCGATATGGCGACCGTGCTGGACCAAGACGTAAACAGCGTGTTGTTGCAGGTTGCCAAAGCGTTAGAAGCTCCAGAGGTTGGTTTGACCGCACTGCAGCGGTCTGGCACGCGATTTACTGACGCGCAAAAAGCGCAAGTCAAGGCTATGGTCGCGGCCAACAAAACCGCAGAAGCTCAAGCTTTTATTTTGAAAGAACTTGATCGCCAATATGGCGGAGCAGCTAAGCAGGCAGCCAAAGGATTTGCTGGGGCCATGGACACGCTTGGCGAGTTTACAAGGGACGCTATGGAGGCACTTGGCGGATTTGTTGCTCCTGCAATTACTAAGGGAGTGGAGTTTTTGACTAAGGGCATTGAACATCTCAGCAAGTTCTTTAACTTTTTTGGCAGGACGGTGATTCCGGCTGCGCAAAAAGCCTTCAAGCCTCTTATCGAATCCTTCCAAAAAATATTTGAAAGAATAGATTTTCAGAAAGTTGGTAACCTTATAGCCAACGTTGTCGTAGGTGCCTTGACGTCGATGTATAACATCGCGAGCTTAATTACGCCCGTTATTGGGAAAATTGTAGAGGCGTTGTTCTTTATGCTTGAGCATAGTCCTTTTGGTTTCATGGTCAAAGGGATCATGAAAGTTGCTGAATCTTTAGGGCTGACACAGCCATTGATGGATGAGTTCGCACAGGAAACAAATAATGTCAAGACTGCTTTTGATGACATACCTCCTGCAGTAGACGAAGCAGTAGAGGCTCAAAAGCGAAAAATTGAAAGCCTGAAAGAATCAGTTCGTTTAGTTGAAAAAGAAAAGAGTGCTGTGGAAGCACAAAAGCAAGCGTTTGAAAATCAGTTAAAGGTTAGTGACGCAAAGTTAAACGCAGAGGCCGCAATCAATCAAATGCAGAATAAAGGTCTGCAGATTGCGTATGAAATGGCAGGATCTGCTGGAGAGCGGTTAAAGCTTGCTCGAGAAATTTTTAAAAATGAAATTAATGGTGCAAAGATTACGTTTAAGAAAACCCTGAACAGTATTAAAGCTGAGCAGGTAAGGCTTAAGTTCCGCAGAGCAGCGGCGGTTATTGAAGCCAAAATGATCCAGGCGCAAGGTGAACTCGCTGCAGCAAAAGAAAGAGACGGTGAGAAAGCAGCACTTATCCTCGAAAAAACACAAAAAGCCGTCCAAGTCCAAAGAGAAAATATTGGCCTGATTGACGGCCAGATTGCATCTCAGTCCAAAATTGCTGGTTTCCAGAGGCAAGCCGCTGAAGCACAGCTTCAGTCAGCGCGGATGACTGCAGAGCAAAACCTGAAGCAAAGGCTTGTTAGCGATGGAATTAAGATGAGTGAGGAAAAAGCAGCTCAGCTGACTGGAAGGCTTGGCGAAAGTTCCATTGAATCAATGAACCTTGAAGGCTCGGTCAGGCGTGTAGGAGACAATGCCAGAAGCACTTCGCACATGTTCATTCAAGTTTCAAACAATGCTAATAA